AAGAGAGATATCGAGAGTGGTCAGTATTCTGCAGAAGACATGAAAAACGTTTTTAAGTTGAAAGATGAAAACCGAGATAAATAAACTTAAGGTAGTATTTGAGGGTAGAACCCTAGAAATAGACATTCAAAAAGAATTATCTATCAATGAGAATCTATTAAATTCTCAGCTAAGGATTCTCCCTCTAGTTATTATATACTTGCTTCATTAAGAGATAAGTATATAAACAAAGAGATGCTTTAGCAAGAGAAAAAGAGGAAGCATATTCTGCTGCATGGGTATTTATAAAAGATTCCAATGAGAGGTTCAATAATGATTACGTATCTCATAAAGCTAATATAAACCCCAAATATAAATCTATTTGCAAAAGGTATCTAAAGGCTGCAGCTAAAGCTAATAAATTTATAGCTATCTGTAAAGCTTATGAGAGTAGAGAAGGCATCTTAAGAACTCTTAATGCCAATATCCGTAAGTTACAGTAGGAACTATAAAAGATTACTAACTAAATTTTATAAATATGTATAATTTACAACTTATATCAACTCTAGTAGCTAAGAAGCTTGGTAATAGTATTCCAGGTTTACCCGTAGAAAATAAAATCTTGGTATATTCTCCCAAAGAGATTAATACTACTGCTTCTGGTATTATTATTCCGGATATGGTAAAGGAAGGAGTTCCTCGTAAGGGTGTTGTTATTAAATCTGGTGTAATCACAGAAGAATATCAAACTTACAAGGACCACGTGGAAATCGGTCGTATAATCGAATATGGATTGTATGCTGGTAAAGAACATCAATTCGATAAAAACTGTTTACCTCAGGAATTACAACCCTTTTATGAAAAGGGTCTGTTCACCGTATTAGCTTTAAATGAGATTTCATACTCAGAACCCAATAACTTAGATTGATATGATTAAAGATAAGACAAAAAGAAAAAGAAATTATCTTCTAGTGGCATGACTACTAAAGATAAGATGTTAGCCCGGAAAAAACAATTAGAATCCAAGGGTAATGGTAGTGGATTGGTATTCCCTAAAGAGGGAACCTTAAGAATGAGAATCAAATCCCCAGGCGATGATCAAGAATTGGGTATTGAACTGATTCAGTTCTATCTGAATAAAGATTTGGGAGGAGTTATTTCCCCGGCTACTTTTGATGAACCATGCCCATTTATGGAAAAGTACCAAGAACTGAAAAACTCAAAAGACCCAGATGACCAGGAACTTGCAAAGATGCTGGTACCAAGAAGAAAATACGTAGTGGGTGGAATAGTATATTCAGATGAGAAAGGTACTAAGGTAGATTATGAAGGAAAAGATAAGGGAGTATTAATCCCAAGATCAGTATACCAGGATATTATCGACCTTTATTTGGATGAAGACGAAGCTGGAGATATGACAGATCCAAGAACTGGATACGATATAAAAATTATCCGTTCTGGTTCAGGTAAGAATGATACTACATATTCTGCTCGTGCATGTAAACCTACTAAACTTGACAAGAAGTATTCAGGTAACGTAGATTTGGAATCCATAGTAAGATCTCAGATTAAAGATTACGATGAACTGGAAGAAATTTTGGCATCATTCTTAAAAGAAGGAAGAGATTCTGATGAAGAGGATGAAAAACCAAAGAAGAAAAAGAAAGGTATTCATAAAGATCATTACATGGATGACGATGAGCCTAAGAAGAAAAAGAGAAAGTATAAGTCAGATATTTGATAAATTGGTTTTATAAATGGTTGGTAGAGGAGGTAATTCAAGAAATTGGTTATCTCCTTTATTTATGTTAATACATTACAGTATGGCAAAGTATGATAACATACCTGGATGTCCGGGATATTATATTTCTAAAAGAGGTCAGATATACTCAAGGATAATACCTAACGGGAACGATGCTGGTAAATTGGGAAAGATATGGAGAGAAAGGAAAGTAAAGATAATGGTTAAAACTCCAACCTACAGTACTAAAAGAGTAAAGATACGAAATAAGTCATATTCAGTATCAAGGTTGGTGGCATTAGCTTGGGTACCAAATCCAGATAATAAACCTTGTGTATGTCATAAGGATAATAATCCTCTAAATAATCATTATAAAAATCTATACTGGGGTACACACCAAGAGAATATGGCTCAGATGATAGTAGATGGTAGAAAACAAAAAGGAGAAGAATGCCCTAGATGGGTAAATAAAGAAATACCAGAGTTGTTTGATTATTATTGTGATGGTGTTAGTACTATGGAATTAGCAGAGATGTTCAATACGAACAAATCAATGATAAATAAAATAATAAGATATAAATTTAAAGAACTATGGCAAGGAAGAAAATAAAAGTACCATCTCTGAATGAGATGAAGAAGAAATTCTCAGGTTTTTCTATAGCAGCAGAAGAAGATGATTCTAAGTTACCCTGGTTACCATCTAGGTTTTTAGCTTTTAATCATGTACTAGGAGGAGGAATCCCTTATGGGAAGATTTTAGAATTATTCGGTACCGAATCCTCGGGTAAAAGTTTGATGGCTTATGATTTTGCTTACTCTTGTCAATATTTGAATGGAGTAGTTTTGTGGATAGATGCCGAACAATCATTTACTAATTCTTGGGCTGAGATTAATGGGTTAGATCTAAATAGGGTAATTATCTATAGAGAAACTGCTATAGAAAAATATCAGATTGGGTGGCATCTATGTCATTATATTGGAGAAGTCAACTAGTAAATAATGAACCTATATTACTCATCTTGGATTCAGTTTCTGCCCTGGACACCGAAATAAATATCAATTCTGAAATGAGTAATGCTTCTGCAGATATGGGTAATCGAGCAAAAGCCATATATAAATATTTCCGTATAAGAAATGAAATGTTATACTCTTTGGGAGTAACTCAGATTTATATTAATCAATTACGTACTAATCTAAAAGCTGGTATGTTTGAAAATCCTGATACTACTCCTGGAGGAGCTGCTTTAAAATTCTATGCTTCTCAAAGAATAGGATTATACGGAGGTAAATCACTAACGAAGAAGATAAAGGGAAAAGAAAGGAAAATTGGTAGAGTAACTTCGATTCGTACAATGAAAAATAAAGTTGCTCCTCCAAGAGGAACAATAAAAGCTGCTCCCGTATACAATAACCCTAAGTATCATGATGTGGGTTTTGATAAGATATATTGGTTAAATGAGATCCTTATAGAGGAGGAGATTATAGAAAAATCTAATGGTGGAGTTTATAAATATAAAGGAGAAACCCTTTGTAGAGGAGAAGAGAAATTTTTAGCTTTACTAGAAGAGAATGATGAATTAAGACGTAAACTATTAAGAAAAGCCGGTATAAATACTATTGGAACTACTAAGAAGAAATTAGAATCATTAAATACTAACCTATTCCCAGTAGAAGATGTTCAAGGGGAAGACGAAGAGGAGGAAGAAGATGAGTAAGAAAACACAATTTACAAGGTCCAAGAATAAGATAGGTAGTCTGTCTTGGACTTCTCCAATCTATACTCATGGAGAAGGTAAGTATCAGAATAAAATACTTCATGATAATATCCCAGGATATCCAGGATACCACATCTCTAAGAGAGGTAAAATATATTCAAGGTGGGATGTTAATGGTAAGGGTATATTAAACAAAAGATATCACTTAAAACAACCTCATCTAAATAAGAATGGGAGGTATATAGTAGGATTATCTCAACCAGGTATAGGTACTACAAAATGGTTATTACACAGATTAGTGGCTTTAGTTTATATACCTAATCCCGAAAATTTACCCTATGTTTGCCATAAAGATAATGTACCTACTAATAATTCAGTTAAGAACCTTTATTGGGGTACACAAAAAGACAATATGTCTCAAGCTTCTAGGGATGGGAGGATGGTAAACAAATTAAAAGGTAAATGTATCAAAGGTACAGAGATTCAAAGGTCATATATACCTAAGTTGATAGGTATGGGGTTTACTAGAAAAGAGGTATCAGAGATAACCGGGCTGGGACATCAACTAATATCAGATTATTATATTAAATATAAAAATAAATATGAAAAATAAAAAATTAATATTATTAGTTGACGGCGAGAATATTTTGCATCAATCTTTTTCACTAAATTTGAAAAACTTAAGTCTACTGATAGGAAAACCAAGTGGACAATATTCGGTATTTTTTAGATCATTACATGGGTTCCTACATAGGTGGGACCCAGATGAGGTTATTATAACTTTTGATA